TACTAATGTGTTCCAGGCTAATGACTTCAAGCCTGCTATCTATGCTAAGACATATTGGGATAGGATATTCGCTGTGGCTGGCTTCACATACACATGGTCAGAGATAGCGGCTGCACACTTTGATAAGTTGCTGATACCGTACAACGGTGATGTGAACAACCAAGACTATGAAGACTACAGAGTTGAGGCGACCAACACATGGACTACAACTAATGTGCAGGCCGTTGGTCAGAACGTAACGTTTCAAGAGGCTATTGACTCAGGATGGAGTGAGCTGATAGATACACAATCTTTGTTCGACCCTACCACGGGAGAGTACACTACACCAATAAGCACCGACCCATATTCAGGTGAGCACTATGTGTATAGCTTGACAATAGGTGGTACTATATCACTTGACAATACAAGTGGTGGTACAGCTACCTTGTTGCAACCAACATTCATAGGTAACTCATTCAACAGATATAGACCTTATGCTGTAGTCAATGTAGCAGGTCAACAGAATGTTGTTGTGTTTGGTCAATCTCAAACAGTTTACGCTGGTACATTACCAACAGGCAGCACTACAATACTAACATTCTCAGAGACATTACCTATACCTGCTGTTACTAATGATCCGTTTAACTTAGCTATAGATGCAGCAGATATACAAGTACTATATATAGGTGTTCAAATCACAACATTTGGTGATGCAGTATTATCATATCAAGCACAGAATCAAGGTGTGTGGAGGCTTGTAAGTAGCTTACTTACACCTGCAGCAGTCAACGTCATCCTTGACTTGACCTCCATCAACATGGTGATACTACCAAGCAACAACATACAGGTGACTGGTGGCACGTTAATCATGAATCAATATGTCCCTGTTGAGATTAAGCAGTCAGACTTTGTGAAGGGCATCCTACAGATGTACAACCTTTATGTTGAGCAGGATATTGACAACCCATACAACCTTGTGTTGAGACATAGGGATGAGTACTATGACTCAGGAGCTGAGAAGGACTGGAGCGAGAAACTTGCTAAGGATAGAGGGCAGGACTTAATGTTCCTTCCTGACTTGACTAAGAAGAGGCTCAAGCTGACCTATGAAGCTGATGAGGATATTGCTAATAAAACATACACACAAGCGACTGGTGAGATATACGGTCAGATAGAATACACTTTTGATAATGAATATGTTAAGGATGTTGAGACTCAGGCTCTACTGTTCTCACCTACTCCAGTTTACTCTACGAGTTTTGGTGCATACCTTCCAGCCATAAACGGTGCAGCACCTAACACAAACATCCGCATCTTGTATGATGGTGGTGAGCAACCTTGCCAGCCATTTGATATAGTGGACTTTGGCACAACAGGTCAATATGGCTTGACTGACTATCCTATGTTAGGTCACTTCAACAATGCGTTGACACCTACCTTTGATATTAACTTTGGCACGAATGATTACTACTTCTATGAGACAACATCACTGACAGCAAACAACCTGTACAACTTATACTGGAGGCGTACTGTCAATCAGATAAACGTAGGTAAGATGTTGACAGCTATGTTTGACCTTGATGAGGTAGATATCCAGTCACTCAAGCTCAATGATAAGATATACATTGACAACTCATGGTGGAACATTAACAAGATTGCTGACTATAACGCTAACAACAACCAGCTCACTAAGGTAGAGTTGATAAGCATAGATACAGAGATTGACCTGGCACCGTTTCTTACTGGTGCAGGTAATCCTATTGGTGATACTATCACTGCTATAGGTATAGATTCTATCTTAAGAACAAGGTCAATGACCAGCAATGTGATCATGCCTGGTGCAGATGCTATGGTGTTTGGTAAAGGTAACACTGTGACTGCTGGCACGAGGGGTGTTGTGATTGGTGACGGTCAGACCTTGAGTGATGACGGTATGGTGGTGAGTAACTTGACTGTGACTGGTACTATCAATGGTGATGTGGTGGTGCCGTATAAGAAGTACGTGGCTTTGATTAGTCAGACAGGTGTACTTGACCCAACAGTGACTGTACTTGAGAATACAATAGGAGATATTGTGTGGACAAGATTAGGTGTGGGTAACTATGAAGGCACATTGACTGGAGCTTTTCCTGATGCTGATAGAACATATTTAATGGTTAACCAAGTGAATAGTGCTCAAGGAGTATATTATCTTACTTGGGCAAGTACAAGTCAAATATATTTACAATGGTATGATTTTTCTTTTACACAATTAGATAGCGTTTTGATGAATAACACAATCGAAATAAGAACATACTAACATGAATGAAGTAGAGATACCTTTAAAAATAACAGGCATAGGTGCTATCAAGGCTGAGCTTAGAGACCTCAAAGGACAGATAGCTGATGCCACAGACCCTGAGTCATTAAGACAGTTATCAATGCGAGCTGGTGAGCTCAAAGATCAACTCAAGGATGCTAATGAAGCAGTGAATGTCTTTGCATCTGGCAGTAAGTTTGAGCAGGTCAGCAACTCAATAGGTGGTATCAAGGACTCATTGATGAGCTTGGACTTTGAAGAGGCTAATCAGAAGGCTCAAGTCTTTGCCGGTGCACTTGGTAAGCTCAACCCTGCTGACTTAGCAAAAGGAATGAAGGGATTGATGGGTACTTTATCTACTGTAGGTGGTGCATTTGTTAAGTTAGGAGCTACCATATTGGCCAACCCTATATTCTTACTTGTGGCGGTCATCACAGTGATAGTTGTTGCTATTGGATTTTTCCTTAAAAAGATAGGTGTACTTGATGCAGTGTTCAAGGCTATCATGGCACCAATCAACGCTGTGATACAAGGCTTCAAAGACTTAACCGATTGGATGGGATTGACTGACAATGCAGCAGAAGAGAATGCAGAGGCGGTGAAGGAGTCCAGTGAGAAGAACATTGAGAGCATTAAGGCACAAAGTAAAGCAAGGCAGGACTTGTATAACCTAACAAAGGACTTGAGTGATGATGAGATTGACGACCTTGAGGATAGATTAGGTATAGAGATTAGTTCAAGCAAGACTATCTTTGACCTTAAGCAGGAAGAGATTGACGGTTTACAAGCTGAGAATGAAAGACAGATTCTATCACTCCAGGCAAAGAAGGAGCTGACAGAAGAGGATAAAAAGAGATTAGTTGACTTGAACAAGACTAAGTTTGACTTAGGTCAGCAGGAGATAGCAAACGAAATCAATAGGATAAACACTATTAAGAATCTGAACATGAGTTTAGATCAACAGATTGCTACACTACAGGCTAAGCAAATCAAGGGAGAGTCTGAGCGTGCTAAGGCAATGCTTGACATCCAGCTCAAGGAGGCTTTGTCTAAGGCTGACCAACAACTCAAGGAAGCACAAAATCTTGGTGACACAGAGGCTATTGCTAAGGCTCAACAGTTGAGGGCATTGATTATCACTGACTTCAAGAGACAGGAACTTGAGATCACTAACAAAGGTAATACTGCTGTGGCTAAGTCTAATGTGACCAGTGTGAGCAACACTAATAAGGAGGTAAAAAATAAGTATTCAGAAGCACTTGCAGACCTACGAAAAAAGAATGAGATAGCTTATAGAGAGGCAGAGAATGCTGGTAAGTCTGAGCAGGAATTGAGAGATTTAAAAGTGACTCAACTTGAAGCTGAAAAAACATATATTACAAAAAACTTATCACAAATATATAAGAAGGAAATTGACCAAAGAGATGCCTTAAGCAAAATTGATAATGAAATAAAAAAAGCCAAAGATAAAACCATTGCAGAACAGGAGAAAGCAGATAATGAAAGGCTACTCAATAAACTTGAAAGGAATGTAGTCAATGCTAAAAGTGATATAGATTTATTTAATGCTGAGAAAGCGTTACTTGAGGAACAGTCAAGGCAAAAGATGTTAACACTTGAAGTTGACTCAGAGGCTGCACTACTCCTTGCAGATGAAACTGCCAAAGGTATAGCAGAGATTGATAAAAAAATTATTCAAAGTGATGCTGAGAAGAACCTTAAGATACTTGCAGCGGCACAATTAGTACAAGAAACTAAGCTATCTAATGCGGCATTTGAACTTGAGAGGTTTAAGGGTACAACAGACCAACAGATTGCACAACAGGAAGCCTTCCTTACAACTACATTAGCTACATTAGATACTCAAAGGATAGCTGAGCTGGCAGCACTTAACCTATCAGAGGCAGAGAAAGAGGCCATCAAGGAGAAGTATAGACAAGCTGAGATAGTTGCTACAGAGGCTAAGACAGCCAAGATAGAAGAGATTGAGAAAGCCGCAAATGATAAGTTAATAGCATCAATTAATCAGGGCTTTGAGACTGCAAAAGAGGCAGGTGCAGCTATTAGTTCATTGCAACAAATCAACACAGATAGAAAGCTCAAGAACGTAGAGAAAGGAAGTAAGGAAGAGGAGAAGATACTTAAGCAACAATTTGCTCAACAGAAAGCAATGCAGTTAGCAATGGCCGCAATCAATGGTGCTCAAGCCATCCTTGCAATCTTGACTGTTCCTGACTTCACACTTGGCATTGCATCTGGTATAAGGATAGCGGCATCAGTGGCGGCAACAGCAGCAAGCATCTCAGCTATTGCAAGTACATCCTTTGAAGGAGGCGGTCAAGCACCTGGTGACCCAGGCCTTCCAGATGTATCAGGTATAACAGCAACCAGTATGGCCACACCATCAGCCTCATTGTTTGGTAGTAACAACAACTTAAACAACGTAGGTGCACCACAGGATGGTCAAGGAGGGCAGAGTATCACAGTCAATGCTATAGTAAGTGAGACTCAAGTAACAGATGTACAGAATAGAATAAACAGAATACAACGTAACGCAGAATTATGACAAGTTATCAAGCACTAATCAACCACATTGAGGCCTTCTATACCAACCATCTACAGGTTAAGAAGGTAGGCTCAGACTTCACAGAGCAACTACCTAACTTTGCTACCAAGGATGAGAGATATCCTTTGGTGTTCATAGCTCCAGTCTTTGCATCTCCGACCACAAACACCAACACGATCAGCTTAGAGATATACTGCTTTGACATTATCCAAAAGGATAGAGCCAACATCACAGTGATACTGTCTGACTGTCATCAAATATTGGTTGACCTGGTCAATCAGTTCACATTCAGTGATGACTACTCCTTTGATATCATAGGCTTACCATCCCTCACACCTATGAACAACCAACTACTTGACTATGCTGCTGGCTGGATGATGAGTTTGGATGTTGACATGAGCAACTGGACTGATTGCCAAGTTCCACTTCTAACAAATTTGCCAACGTAGTACAATATAGGTATGGCAAGCAGACAAAAGATATCACAGATGACTCCGAAAGGGGCTAATCTTGAAGCTACTGACTTACTTGAGGTGAGTGTATTGACTGGCACTGGATATGGTACTTACTCTATCACAGGACTTGAAGTGATGAGTGGCTCTGCATCATTGAGTAACTTGTACACTCAGACAGCATCAAGCACACCTGTCACCAACACAACTACTGAGACCTCCCTCCTTGATGGCGGCTTAGGTAGTTTGAGTATCCCTGCTGATGGGTTCAATGTAGGTGATAGCTTCCATGCTATACTAACAGGTCATATCTCAGCTGTCAACAACCATACCTTGACTATAAGGATAAAAGCTGGCAGTGTTGTATTTGCAACAACAGGAGCAATCACAATGGCAGGAACAACTGGTAAACATTGGAAGCTGGAAATGTTTTTTACTGTGAGGACTATAGGAGCAGCGGGTGTAGCATCCATAGCTACAGGAGGTGCTTTCATGTACACAAAGAATGCCTCTACAAACTTTGAAGGGATTAACTTTAGTACTGAGAACACCACTACCTTTGATACAACCATAAGCAACACACTATCAATCACAGCTCAGTGGGGTACTGCCAACGCTGGAGACTCTATATATTCAGAAATATTTACACTTAATAAAACTTATTAACAATGAACACAGATAATGACATACTAATTGCAAACCAGGGGAGCTTTGTAGTTAACAACACAGTAGAGAAGACTGTAACTATCAACGCTATAGTAGTACTTGAGGATACTGTATTCAACACGATCAAGATAGCTGGCTCAGATGTGAAGTCAACTTATATTGCTGCACCAGCAACAGCTGTGAAAGCAGGTACTATCATCAGAGCTACAGCGGCTCAACAATTTAGTGGAGTTAAGTTAACATCTGGAAGTGTATTGCTAATACTTGCATAGTATGAATGGCTATGGTAACAGCGTATTTTTACGCACAGCTTTAGGAGGCGGAGGTGGTGGTGTAGATCCAGATGCTCAAGCGTTCATTACAGCGGCTGCAATAACAGACCCAACACAACAAGCGGCAATCAATACTTTGGTAGTTGACTTGAAAGGGTATTCTATTTGGTCTAAGATGAAAGCTTTATATCCATTTGTAGGGGGTACGGCTGCTCAACATAAGTTCAATCTTAAAGACCCACGAGATTTAGATGCAGCATTTAGACTTGTGTTTAATGGAGGTTGGACTCATTCAAGTAATGGAGCTTTGCCTAATGGCACAAATGCTTATGCAGATACTAAATTTAATTTAACAAAATTTACTGCATATACAAATGCAAGTACTGGAGTTTATTTAAGGACTAATATAAATCAAACTTCTGTTGATTTTGGGCAAGGTTATGCAAATTTTGGCATACAAGGAGTTTGTTTATACTCAAGATATTCGAGTAACGCAATAGGTGGATGTTGTATAGGAAATACATTTACAAATGGAGGAGCAAATTCTAATACTGACTCAAGGGGTTTATTTGCAGTTACACGAACAGGTACAACACAAAATGTAAGAAAAAGAGGAACATCAACAATAAATCTTACCACTACAAATACAACTGATTCAACATACGCAAATGCTAATATTTATCTTGCTGCAAGTAATGAGGCAGCTTCAAGCCAAATAACGCTTTATTCATCAAGAGAACAAGCATTCGCTTTTATGGGTGATTATTTAACAAGTGCTGAAATTGATAACTTTTACACAGCGGTACAAGCATTCCAAACTACATTATCACGTCAAGTATGAAACTAACACAACTAACAGCAGAAGAAAAGTTGACCTATGTAGGTTTACTAACTGAGCTACAAAAGAATGAGATAGTAGGACAATTATATGCACCAGATTCTTACTTTAACCCTATACAAGATATCAATGATAATTGGATTATTTCAGTAGAGGAGATGGAGCAGTGTGTTAACCCTGATTATCTTTGGGTAAAAGACCTTGACTTGATACCATACGAACCAAAACCAACACCCCCACCTTTTGAATAATGGCAAGATACGCTAACACTGGAGAGTTTAATGTCCTTTATCCTACAAGGAGAAGGATGGCTACGATATTGAAACGTATTATAAGGAATGATGTTGTTGATGGTGAAGGCACATTGGTTGAGTCTATCAGAATCAATGCTAAGATTACAGGCTTTGAGAAACTTGAGATACAAATCATTGCTATGTACTACTTCATATTTCTTAACAACGGTGCATACTTATGGAACAATGGTATAATTACACCACGTGACTACGTTGCACAGTTCACAGATGAGCTGAATGCAGCAGGCATCACAGCTGAAATATACTCACAGTACACTGAGTGGTTAACAAAAAGATTTCCTATCCTACAAGTAGCAGAAGTACTTGAAAAAAACCAAAGAATCACTTATACCTTTGAGGCTATAGACCCACCTGCTGGCTTTCAACCAGGCGTTGCATTAGACGTTTAGTTCCTTCTTCATACCTAACATATTAAAGGTCATGATTAGCGATAGGTTAGTCACCTCATTGAACTTAGTCAAGTCCTCATTGCATAGGCTGTAGATTAATCTTTCCCAGCCCCATTTCTTCTCGCTTTTTTTTAGAGCTACTGCCTTTGCCTCATCAGATGTAACTGGCACCTCATCCTCATCCTCCTCACTTCCATCCTCATCTGTGAACAGATTAGCATACGTAGTCATGAATGATTCTCTGTAGGCAAGATACTCAGGCAGGATACCATAGATATCATTGATACACACCTCATCAAAGATACTGCATCTTAGACTTGGTTTAAACTCATACGGCTCAAACACTGTCTCTCCCCACTCATTGGTCATCACCTTCCTATAGATGATAGATGCAATGTGGCCAACGTGCTGATTATAGTCTTTGGAGAAGTAGTGCTCAAGGTCAATGAACTCACCAACGGTCAAAGTGTTCAATGGCTTATAGTGATACTCACCTATCACGTGCTTATAGTTCTTTGATGGCTCAGAGTTTATGAAGGTGATCTTAGCCAGCATCTCACTGACTTCACTTATGTCAAGGTCTTCTAAGTCATCAGATGGGATATCAGCCAGGGCAGAAAGTATCTCTATCTCCCTGGTGAACACCTCTTGTATAGAATACAGCTCTCTAATCTCTTTGAACTGTAATACATCTATCTCACTCCACGACTTCGGAAGGTACATCCTTAGGCATTTGTTTAGCTAACTTCTGACCTACCTCAACTAAGTAAGGAACGGCAATCTCTGCCTTGAGCTCTCTGATAATCTTTGCTTTGAGCTTGATGTGTGCATCTGCATAGTGCTCAGCCTTTGTCAAGTCAGTACGTTTGAACAGGATGGCCAGCATCTCTGAGATGTATCCCTTATGTCTTGAGTGCATAACCTTATCAATGTGCTTTGTATCCCTAACAGATAGCTTGAAGGTATCCTCAAAGGCGGTGTAAGTGTAGTTCATGTGCTCAAAGGACGGCTGTAGCTCTGGCTTACCACTAAGATTGTTGAACTGCTTAACACATTCTTTGAACTCCTCAATAGATACATCATCCCAATCTGCCTCTGGCACTCCTAACAAAGTGAACACGTCAATGTGTTTCTCAATAGAATCCAGCTCTTGATTTGCATGGATTGTTGTGATGTCCTCGAACTGTTGCACCGTCAACTCATTCAATTGGTTGGGTACTTCTTTACCTAAAATTGTTACCATAAATATAATTTTTAACAAATATAATACTTTTTACAATATAGGCATGGACAGACCAGTATACAAGATTACTATTGATGATGCTTACTCTGATGGGGAAGACCTTGGATGGGATATGACAGCCTTCACAAACAAGCCTGCCATTAAAATTAAGGGTATGGCATTCAATGCTGCTATTCCTATGACATTCAGTGACTCAGTTAAGATGCGTATTGTTGCACCTGCCATGATACCAATGAACATCTATAGACAAGATGAGGATGGTGAAGAGTATGATGTTCAATTTACTGCAGAGGTGATTGAGCAGATACACGCTAAGTTCATGAAGAACCTAACTAATAAGGACATCTTTAACCTTGAGCACGATCAAGATGAGAAAGTTCCTGCATACATCCTTGAGGCATGGATAGTAGACAGTCCAGAGACTGACAAAGCATTCACAACATACGGCATTGAAGTACCTAAGGGCACATTGATGTTGACAAGCCAAGTAACTGACAGAGAATACTATGATGCACTGGTTGAGTCTGGTCAAGTAGGTTACTCTATTGAGGGATTCTTAGGCATGAAATTATCGGAACAATTAAAATTAAATACAATGAAGTTACCAGATGGAGAACACATGATTGAGGATAAAATCTACGTTGTTAAAGACGGAGAGATTATTGAGATCAAAGAAATGCCTACAGAGATGGAAGCAGAAATGGCTGCTGACCCAGTAGCAGAAGAGGAAGCAGAAGTTGCAGCAGAGAACCCAGTAGCAGAGGAAGAGGATGCAGCAGCAGACTCAGAGGTTGCAATGGCTATTGACCCAGCAGTTGATACAGAGGCTATCCTTGCTATCGTAGCACCAATGCTTGAGGAGCACATGAATGCAGTGATCAGAATGATTGCTGACTTAAAGAACCAACTTGAGGAGAGTCTTGCTGTTGAGACAGAAACAGAAGCAGAGAGTGTGGAGTTGACTTCACATGAGAAATTTAAAGAATTTGTAAAATTTTCAAAAACCAAATAACATGAACCGTAATTTAAAATTCAATTTAGATATTGAAACAAACGCACTTTTAGCTGCGAACCCTGAGGAGTTTTATTCAAAGGCTTATTTATCAAGCCCTGATATCCCTAACAACTTCCGTACTTTACCAGGTGTGAAGTCAAAAACAAAACTTGCAAACGTTGTGTTTGGTCAAGTGTTGCAAGCATACAACTGTGCTTTCTCACCAAGTACTGACCAATTAGATGCTATTGACATTGATGTATGTTCATTGTCTGCAATGGCTGAGCTTTGTCAGTTTGATTTAGAGCAATCATTTTTAGCTTTGCAAATGACAAAAGGATCTAATGGTGATTTCACTGTTGCATCTTTCATGGCATACTACTGGAATGAGATGGCTTTGACTATTGGTCAAGACATTGAGGTGTTGAGATGGCAAGGTAATGATGCATCTCTTGATCCATTATTGTCTTTGTGTACTG